ACAGATTGAACGGAGACGAAGCTGCATGACCAAGTCGACCGCGCTGAACGAGTTCCAAGCCGTGATCATGGAGCGGCTGATCGAGGCCTTCGAGACCGATATTGCATTGCCGATCCGTGTCGGGCCGAAGGCGTTCGGGAGCGCTATGCCGGAATATATCCATTCTCCGGCGGAGAACTTTGCACGCCAACGCGAGGATATAACCGAAACCGGCGGTGCCAGGACCCGTGAAGATGAAGCTGCGCAGCGCCGCCAGACCGAACGGCGAGCGAAATGCAGCAGGGAGCGCGTCAGCCGCATGGAAGAGGCCTTTGATTGGATCCGAAAATATGTCTGGGATGAAGAGGCGCGGCAGGCGCTAGTTGCTTACGCCTATGTCAAAGCTCGCGGATGGGATTGGAGCCGGTATCTGAACAACCGCAATCGCCGAAATCCGAAGAAAAAGGCTTGGGTTAAACGAACGGTTCAGCGGTGGATTTTCAAATCATTGCAAGTGATTGAAGCAAAGTTGCTCAAGAGCGAAATAATCTTGCGTAAAACGGTAACTTTACATGTGTCCCGCGAACCGGCAAAACACCCGGGCAAATCGATAACGTCGGACTTGCATGCGTAGATGATAGCCGATGTAGAGCCCGCTTTGGTGCGGACGTAAATCCAGGCTCCCACAACAAAGGCCCGGCAGATGAGAACCGGGCCATTGCTGATACTAATTATCGGCAAACACGATGGCCGTGGTGCCAACCGACCATTCGCTTTGTAAAGCAGTCGTGGCGATGACGGTTATGGCCCCAATCGCCGTGGTCATAGTGGCGATGGTGGTGATAATACCCGTCATCGGCCAGCGACGGGGCGGTCGTGGCGACAAGCGAGGCCAAGGCTATTGCTGAAGCGATAAAGAACTTGTTCATGGATTTCCTCCGAACAGTACAACGTCCTAGGGGTGACGTCGGTTCGAACGTAAGCCCAAAGGAATGAATAAAGCCTGACAGTAGCGTTAATGTCAGCTTCAGGTGGCGGAGCGATTGGAAAAGGTCATTGATGACCCCACGCCACGGCATAGCTCCCCGGTGCCAATTCGCCTTGGTACCCGGAAGATAGAGCACCTGATTTGCAATCAGGGGGGCGCGGGTTCGCAAGATTGCTGGTTCACTCGATTTCTTCTGGCTCGTGCGAAGCGAGAAATTCGTCATCCTCGATCCACGCAGAAGTGAGTGCCTTGGCAACATCAGTTTCGTCGGTCTCACGTACTAGAATTGCCCATCCTTTGGACCCGATTCCGGCCTCGACGAAATATCTGCTGATGACAACGTAATATTTCCACTTCCCGTCCGACAGGTTGCAGATCGTGTCACCGACTTGAGGACGAGTCTCATAGTGAGACAATGGATAAATGCGCAGATTGTTGATGCGGCCATCTTTGAACTGCTGATAGATACGCAAGTATTTGGTCAACCGCAGCTCCTCCTATCGCGCTGCCCGGGATCGCAGAACGATCGCGCAAAATCATCCGTTCCCACTCGGGAATTCGAACACCGGGTGACCGGGCGCGGGACAGACTTTTTGCACGCCTGCGATGCGTAACCGGCTTAAGCATGAGACTTCAACGTTAAATATCGTTTGAGAGGGCTTAAAGTAAGTTCCAAATATTTGATTGGATACTCGCATAACCTCTCCACAAGAGGTTGTTATTGTGATTTCATCTTTGCGCTTTAGGTGCCAAGGTGAGTCATGGAAAAGCAATTTACCTTCCGATTTTACGATATTTCCCGCGAAAAAGAAGAAATCCCTTCAATGGTCGACATGCTTCGTCAGGTCGCAGCGGAGCCAGATAAAGAAAAGCGCCAGGCTCGGCTCGCGCAGGACTACATCATCAGGCTTGAGAATCTTGAGGAAGATGGCGCTGATGCAGTGGTTGGGGAGTTCACTCGTTGCCAAGGGACCAACTTTCCTGCCGAGTTGGACGGATCGGCAAGAAAAGCGCTCACCGCAAAGCGGCTCGGCCATAGCATTGTCTTTCGCTATAATCACAAAACAGGAATTATCGGGATACAATATGACGCGCGAGTAATTTCGCCAGGTCGAATTTTAGAATATCTTTCCTCGTATAACCCATCAGCGATTTACAAAATGGAACCACGGATTAACGCGGACGCTTGGAAGAAGTTTAGTGAGGGCCAGACTCGGAAGCTCGTCGTCAGAATTTCCAATCCGTCTGATTTGCAAGCGCTAGAAGGGCCAAATCAATCTGTGTCACAGGGCCTTAAGGCGATGGCCAATGCGTACGATGCTCCGTCTATCCAGATCGAGATATCGATGGGGCATCGGAAGGGATTTCTTTCGAATGCGGTGCAAGGTCTCGCTGATTCTCTTTCTAAGTTGACGGGGGCGAGCGCCAGCGTAGAGAAAATGTCCGCGGTTACAGTCATCGACGATACGAGTGAGACGATCGACCTTATTGAAGATCGCGTAGCGCTGAAAGACACTCTGGGAATCGATGATCGAGATCCCGAAAAAAATTATCAAGTCAAAAAGAGCTATCTTTGTGTCGAGATGAAGAAGATGTTCGGATGATATACTGGGCCGAAAAATATGGGCCAATAGCGTTGGCGTTCGCGACCGCGGGCGCTCTCCTATATTTTTCCGAGGAAATGGTGGGATTAGCTGCGGATAAAAGTATTAACGTCTCTGCTTTGTACTCTGCGATATTCAACTGGGCATCCATTCAGACTGGCTTCTTGTTCGGAGTTTTCGGCTTCGTTTCTGGAAAGAGCTCAGGCTTTTTGGCCGAAATCAACCGCACGCAAGCTATGCAGACTTTTAATATCTATACGCGCAACGCCACACTTCTTGGTTTCTTGGTGGCGTTAACTTGCATTCCTTTGGTCGTAACAGATTTTGATATTTCAGCAAAATCGGCGGCCCACTATTATGTTTTTGTTGGATGGTCTTTTGTGACCGTATGGAGCTTTTTGGCTTTCGCCAGAGTGGCCTACGTCTTCGGTGTGATACTCCAAGTGCGAGATAAGACAAAAATTTTAGGATGAGCCGCTCGGCTTATAAAGCGATGGTTGCATGCGCGGTTGCCGCGCGCCTTCCATGTTTGCTGAGCTCAGCGCGATCGGCATAGGTTGCTGGTCGGGCAACCGTCTGGAACAATGTCACTGGCCCGCACATGTCATTGGTGTCGCTGAAATGTTCGCAGCTTGACGCGCCTAGGCCTCGTGTCGTCTCACGTTCGGCACTCGCTTGTAAAACGGCTTTTGACGGTGGGCTGCGTATATTGTCACCCACAGAGTTTGAGCTTTGATCATCCGGGCTACGTCATCGTCTTGAATTGCCATGCCAGACCAGTGGTGCCCAGGCTGCAGTATATGAGGAAGTTGTTGACCACCGGGGGGATTTGCCATTGGTACGGCCATGGTATGCGAGGGTTTATTGCGTATCCTACGCCAGATCGTCGGATATGCGTTCAGACCAAAGTGGGTAACTGTGGTGGTAGATTGGCCTCGATTGGAAACCGTGACTGTCAGGTAGGTCGCGTCGCTAGTCTCCCCACGTAAATAAAGCTTCATATTGGGACTAGCGCTTATCGAAAGACGCGGCTTGTTTTCAAACCATCTGCGAACTTCTAATGCCAACGCACCTGTTGCTACGATGGCTGCGTAAACCGCGATGTAGTCGCCTGTTGACCAGATCATTGTATGCCCCCAAGTTGATCAGCCCAAGCAATCGAGCAAGTGCCAAATCATCGCCTGCGCGGTTATTCACTCGCGTCGCTGAGCAGAGCGACCACATCGTTGACGGATTCCTTGACGTTGTACTGAAAGGGGCGACCTTTTTCTGATGAAACGGTCGTGAAAATGGCAGTTGACCCTCTCATAGCCTCAACGGCCACTACCTGCAGCGGATTAATGAAAATTGTGCGTCTATCCGGCGCAGCGATGGTGAATTCAACTAACTTCATTTGATCATTCTACTTTCTTCAGAGAGTGCAGGGGGAAAACGCCGCTTTCCTTTTTCCATGGCGCTTTGTCCGCCACGAACCAGTCGCAGTTGGCGCTGTCGTAGTCCTGGTAGTCATACTTTCCGACGTTATTCACGGTCATTTTGGGGCCGCCGGACTTCAGTTGAACTACGTCGCCGTTTGTTATGTTTTCTGCCATTGCTGTTCCTTTTGAGTTGCAGGCTAAGGAGGCAACGATCGCCTCTGAGTCGCAAGGGAGAGGGTCAGTTATCCCCATTATCCACTTATTCCAACCGACCCATCAGAAGGCGGAGACATGACAGGAAGACCATCAGATTTCACCCAACAGATTGCAAACCAGCTCTGCGAGCGCCTCGCAGATGGGGAAAGCCTCAGGAGCATTTGCGAAGCCGATGATATGCCGTCTAAGACGACGGTGTTTCGTTGGCTCAATGCATACCCTGACTTTCGGGACCAATACGCCCGCGCACGCGAGGTTCAGGCTGATACGCTTTTCGACGACATCCTCGATATCGCTGACGACGCGCGAAACGACTGGATGGAGCGGCGTGGCGAGGAAGATGCCGGCTGGATCGCCAATGGTGAGAACATCCGCCGATCACAGGTTCGCATTGAGGCGCGCAAGTGGATGGCCGGCAAGCTTCGCCCGAAGGTTTACGGCGACAAGCTCGATATTGATCTGAACAACAAGGTCAACTTCGTCATCAACGCCAAGCCTATGACAGAGGCCGATTGGCTGAAAGAGCATGGATCAGACGACGATAAGTAGGACGGCGTGGGCGCCACAGGCTGGCCCGCAGTCCGCTCTTGTCGATTGCCCGTTCCGTGAGGTGTTCTTTGGCGGCGCGCGCGGCGGCGGAAAGACTGACGGCGTTCTCGGCAAATATGCCATTAAGGCCGCGACGTACCGATCTGCCTTCAATGCGATCTTCTGCCGGCGCGAGCTGCCGATGCTTGATGACGCGATCGAGCGCAGCAAGGAAATCTACGGCAAGATCGGCGCCGATTGGAACGAGCAGAAGAAGACGTGGGTGTTTCCCGGTGGTGGCAGGCTCCGTTTCCGCCCACTTGAACGCGTTCAGGACGCCGATAAGTATCAGGGGCAGAATGTAACGGATGCCTGCGTCGAGGAAGCGGGTCTATATCCAGACCCGAAGCCGATCGACAGAATGTTTGGCGTCCTGCGATCTGCAAAGGGTGTTCCGACGCAACTGATCTTGACCGGTAACCCGGGCGGCGCTGGGCAGCACTGGATCAAGCAGCGCTATATCGATCCTGCGCCTGGTGGCATGAAGCTGCTGACACGCAAGCTACCGAACGGCAAGGAGCATCGCTACGTCTTCATCCCGAGCCGGATCGAGGACAACAAGCTCCTGCTTGAGAATGACCCGGATTACATCAACAACCTTTATCTGGTTGGCTCTGATCAGCTCGTGAAGGCATGGCTCTCTGGCGACTGGAACGCAATCGAGGGAGCATTCTTTGACTGCTGGGACACACGCAAGCATATCGTTCGTCCGTTCACCATTCCACGCGACTGGACGCGCTTCCGGTCGATGGATTGGGGGTCTGCCAAGCCATTCTCGGTCGGGTGGTGGGCGATTGCTGGCGATGACTATCCGACGGAGAGCGGTGTTATCCCTCGGGGAGCCATTGTTCGATATCGAGAATGGTACGGCTGCAAGGCCGGTGAGGCGAACGTTGGCCTGAAGCTGACTGCGGAAGAGGTTGCCCGCGGTATTGCCGAGCGCGAGGGCGCGAAATTCGATCCGGACACTAAGCTGATGATCGAGAACCCGACCGAGAAGGTCTCGTATGGTGTTCTCGACCCTGCAGCCTTTGCTGAGGATGGTGGCCCATCGATCGCCAGCCGCATGATGCGTGAGACGAAGTTCAAGGTGATGTTCCGTGGTGCTGACAACGCCCGCGTATCACAGCGCGGCGCTATGGGCGGCTGGGATCAGATGCGCGCCAGGCTGAAAGGTGAGGGCGAGCGGCCGGGATTGTTCGTGTTCTCGACCTGCACGGATTTCATTCGCACGGTGCCGTTGCTCCAGCACGATAAAGACCGGCCCGAAGATCTGGATACGGACGCCGAAGATCACGTTGCTGACGAGGCGCGCTACGGCTGCATGTCTCGGCCGTATCTGCCGCCAAAGAGAGACGAGCAGCCAGCGCAAAAGCATCAAGACTACACGCCGCGCAACAGCGATGCCGATGCCGGAGATTGGATGACCTACTGATGAATCAAACAGGCTATTCGGCTGGTTCGTCTCCGTCACGGGGGCCGACAGCCTCGACGCTTCCGTCTGCGCAGTCGTTCGCCAATCACGCGAAGCTGAAGAAGCAATATCTGGACTACCTCGGCTTGAAGAACGAGGAAATCAAAGAGCAGCAGAATTCGCGACGCTACTACCACGGTGCGCAGTATACGGCTGACCAAATCAAGGTTCTCAATAAGCGTAAGCAGCCCGTCGTCACGTACAATCGCATAGGGCGCAAGATCAACAGCCTCGTCGGGCTTCTCGAGCAGCAGAAGACAGACCCGCGAGGATTCCCGCGCACGCCGAAACACGAAGAGGGCGCCGAAGTTGCGACCGCAGTGCTCCGGTATGTCTGCGATGAGCAGGACTGGCAGACGAAAGCGCTGCTGAGCGGCCAGGACGGTGCCGTTGATGGCTTGGCCGGTGTCGAGATCATCATCGAGAGCGGCGATAGGGGCGATCCGGAGATCGGCATAGAGACGGTTGATGCTGCCTCGTTCTTCTACGATCCGCGCTCTCTAAAGCCGGATTTCTCCGATGCTCGTTATATGGGCGTTGGGAAATGGGCCGATGAAGAAGCGGCCATGGAGATGTTTCCCGATAAGGCCGCTGAAATCAGCGCCTCGCTGGAGAACGGCTCCGAGCTGACGAGCAACCCGGACAGCGACAATAAATGGTTTGCCAATGGTGAGACATCGAAGCGCATTCGCATCGTCGATCATTGGTACATCAGAAATGGCGAATGGTTTTGGTGCATCTATACCGGGTCCATGATCCTTGCTGAAGGTCCGTCTTATCTCCGCAACGAGAAGAACAAGACGATCTGCAAATACATCATGTGGTCGGCGGCGATCGATCAGGACGGCGATCGGTACGGCTTCATCCGCAACATGAAGTCCAGCCAGGACGAGGTGAATGCGCGGCGCTCCAAGGGGCTGCACACGCTCAATTCTCGCCGCATTATTGTGGAGAAGGGCGCGGTCGATGACGTCGAACAGACCCGGCGTGAAGCGGCACGCCCTGATGGTGTGATCGAGGTAGCGCCTGGTGCGACGCCGCCCGTTTTCGACGATGCAGCCAGAGGCCAGGAACTGCAGGGGCAGATGGCATTCCTTGAGGATGCGAAGAACGAAATCGAGAACTATGGTTTCAATCCGGCTCTGATGGGGCAGGGCGTGCAGGATATGTCAGGCCGCGCTATCCAGCTGCAGCAGCGCGCAGGCGTCGCCGAGCTCGGGCCTTATCTGTCATCGAACCGCGGTTGGAAGATCCGCGTCTATCGTGCGATCTGGTGCGCCGTTCAACAGCACTGGACCTCGGAGCGCTGGATCAGGGTCACAGATGACGACAAGGTTGCGCAGTTCTTTGCCGTCAACCAACTGTCGATCGATCCCCGGACTGGTCAACCGGCCATTGTGAACGCTCTCGGCGCACTTGATGTCGATATCATCCTCGACGAAGGGCCGGATAGCGTAAACATGCAAGGCGATGCCTACGACACGCTGTCGATCATGGCACAGAAGGGAATTGCGGTTCCGCCAGAGCTGCTGATCGAGCTCTCTCCGTTGCAGGGTTCGATTAAGCAGCGGGCGCTTGCAATCCTTCAGGAAGCCAAGCAGCAAGCCGCACAGCCTAACCCGATCGCCGTTGCCCAAGCGCAGGCCGAATTGCAGCAGACGCAGGCCGGCGCGCAGCTGAAACAGGCACAGGCCGCCAAGGCCATGTCTGAGGCAAGCAACCCAAAACAACCCAATGCGCCGAACGAATTGGATGTCGTTCGCAGCGTCGCTGAGATCCGAAACACCAACGCGCAGACGGCTAAAACTCTCGCCGATGCGCGAAAATCGAATGTCGAGGCAGTATTGAAGCCTGTGCAAGCGGCGAACGAAGCCGCGCGGACGCGTCAACAGGCTCAAGGCAACCTCACATAGGAGCCGCCATCCATAAGGGCGATCATCGGGCGCTGGCCCGCATCCAGCAGAGTGCCGCCGACTTCATGGGCGATAGCCGCCGCCAGGCTCAAGGGCGATCCGTGAAAACTCCCACGAATTGGAGACTACAATGTCCGTAAATTCGGAATTGAATGAGCTGTTGTCTGATGGCGTTGCGACGCCGGAAGTGACAGCAGATGCACCAGCACCAGTAACTGAGCAACCAGCCGTCGCACGCGACGATCATGGCCGTTTCGTCACCAAGACGCCGGAAGAAGCGCCGGCTCCTGTTGTCGAGCAGCCAGCCGCCGCAGCCCCGACCGAACAGCAGCCGCACCCCGGCAATGTTCCTGTCGGCGCCGTGAAGGCTGAGCGCGAAAAGCGGCAAGCGGCAGAGGCTGACGCCGAAGCCCTGCGCCGCGAAGTCGCGGAACTGCGCGGAATGGTCGTTGCACGTCAGCAGCTGGCTCCGCAGCCACAGCAGGAAGAACGCCCGATTGTCCTGTGGGATGATCCGGACGCCTATCTGCAAAGCCAGCTCACGCCGTTCCAGCAGCAGATGCAGGAAATGCGTGAGGAACTATGGGAGTCGAAAGCAGCGGCCGTGCATACATCTGAAGCCGTGCAAGCGGCCAAGGCAGCGGCCGAAAAGCTCTTCGGTACCCCGGAAGGGAAGATTCTGCATCAGCAGATTACATCGGCCGGCGGCAATCCCTTCGACAACCTGGTGAAGTGGCACAAGCAGCAGGAAGCTCTCGCCCGTGTCGGAAATGACCCGGATGCATGGCTGCAGGCTGAACTTGAAAAGCGTCTCGCCGATCCCGCTGAGCAGGCGAAGATCCTTGAGCGCATCCGCTCTGGTGCAGCATCCAATCCGACTACGGCACAGCCCGTCACAAGCCTTCCGCCGTCTCTCAGTCGTCTTCCGTCTGGTGGAAACGCCGCCGCGGACAACGACATGAGCGACAGCGCGCTATTCAGCCACGCAACCAGCGGCAAGCGGTAAAGCCAAGAGAGGCGCCGCGCCCGTCTTGAAAGGACCATCCCATGGCCGTCTCTACGGTTCAGGACAACAATAAACTTGTCCAGTACACCAAGGAAATCAACCGCGAGTTCGTTCGCGAAAACTTGTTCTCGCCCTATATGGGCCAGGATCTGACCGCTATCATCCGCATTCGCCAGGAGCTGAAGAACGGCGGCGAGCAGATGAACATTCCGCTTGTCACAAAGCTTCGCGGCAAAGGGAAGGGCGCTGGCACCCTCGTCGGCAACGAGGACAAGATCGACAACTACGGCATGCGCCTGTGGATCGATTGGGCGCGCAACGCCGTCACCATGAAGAAGAACGAGATCCAGAAGGATTCGGCTGATCTCTTCGGTGAAGCCAAGCCGCTGCTCTCAGACTGGGGCAAAGAGCGCCAGCGTGACGACTTGATCGCCGCCTTCATGGCCCTTCCTTCGGAAACCGCTCCCGCAGGGCTCGGCTCTGACGACGGCAACACCGTCAACGGTATCAGCTATGAGGCTGCTACTGCCGCGCAGCGCAATACGTGGAATGCCGACAATAGCGACCGCATCCTCTACGGCAATGCGATTGCTAATTACAATGCGGTTCACGCCACGGCTCTCGCCAACATCACCACGGCGGCCGGCAAGTCCAGCGCGGCGTCTCTCACTCTGGCAAAACGCATGGCTGAAAACGCGGTGCCGGCGATCCGGCCGTTCAAAACAGCTGACGGCTATCAATGGTACGTCTATTTCTGCGGCTCGAACGAGTTTCGTGACCTTCAAAATGACGCCGACATTAAGACGGCGAACACGAATGCTCGTGCCCGCGAAGGAAACGGTATTGACAAGAACCCGCTCTTTGTCGACGGCGATCTTCTCTACGACGGCATCATCATTCGCAAGGTGCCGGAAATCACCCTGTACGTCACGCAGGTCTGGACGTCGCTGCAGACTGCTGGCAACAGCGGTTCGCGCATCGAGCCTGGTTTCCTTTGCGGCCAGCAGGCGGCGGTTCTCGGCTGGGGCCAGATGGCAAAGCCAACCTTCCGAAAGGAAGACGACTACGGCTTTATCCAGGGCGTCGGCACTGAAATGGCCTACGGTGCTGCGAAGATGTTCAAGAAGCACCCGATGGACGGCACGGCACTGAAGCAGTGGGGCGTCGTCACTAAGTTCAGCAGCGCCGCGCAGGACTCTTGATGAACGGCTAGGGCGGCAATCGCCGCCCGTTTCCTTTCCCTCACTTATGAAAGGGCACGACGATGCCTCTCAATGCCAACACCACGGCGCGTGACGCCGGCTTTCAGAATGTCCAGTATTACCGCAAGCGCATCCAGTATACCGACGGCGTTCTGACGTGGAAGTTCAAAATTCCGGCCGGCGCAATCATCCTGGCGCCCCTCTCGGGCGTGGACGTGCAGACCGTCTTTAACTTCGGCACCAACAATCGCGTCCAGATCGGCGATGCCAGTAACGCATCAAAGTACGGTCTGAACGTGTCCCTGGCGGCGTTGGGCTTCGCGCCGATGGCCGTTGCGGTCGGCCATAAGGTCACGGTCGACACGGATATCGTGTTCACCGTCGACAACAGCGGCACGGCAGCAACAACCGGCGACGCCGAGCTCGTCCTTGCCTATATCCCGGCCAACTGAGGGGCGCGACCATGGTCAAGGTAAAGTACCTGCCGGAACCCGGCACCCCTGACGATACCGAGACGCTGAATCACAAATTCAGTGCTCGACGCGCGACGGACGTCACCGATGAAGCAGTTCTGGCCGTTCTTCGCGGAAATCCGTTCTTCCAGGTTCTGGATGACGACAAGGGCTCAAAGACATCCACTCCGGCGCCCAAGCCGGCGAGTACACAGCTTGCCGCGGTTGAGCAGGAAGATGGCACCTTTGCCATCACCAACGGGACCGACCTCATCAAGGAAGGCCTGACCAAAGAAGACGCCCACGCATTCAATGCCCTGTCCGACGAGGACAAGGCCGAATACGTCGCGGCATAACCTGCAACGGAGCGTGGCGAGATGAAGACGAGACAAGACCTGATTCTTGCCACCCTCAAGCTCCTGCAGGCCGATGGCGGGGTAGGGCAGAACCCGCCGCCGGAGAACGTCGAGGATATCGACGGCATCATTGACGGAAAGCTTGCGGAACTAAGCCAGCGCCAGATCTATGGCGCCAGCGATCCGCAGCAGTTTGATGACGAGGTGATAGAGCCTCTATCGACTATCCTCGCCAATTCCGTGGCGCCAAGCTACGGACAGCCTCGCAATGATGCCTCGAAGTTGGCGGCAGAGAACACGCTGCGCCAGCTCAAGCCTTCCACGTACGTTTCCGGCTCCGTTCTGCCGGTGGAATATTTCTGATGGCTGACATCATCTTTCCGACCAGCACGGCGCCAGGCGCTCGCCCGGGCGAAGGCTCTGGCCGACTGATCAATTGCTACGCCGAACCGCTTGAGCAGGGTTCGCGCAACAGTTTTGCGCGCCGCCGCGCTCCGGGTCTGTCGGCGGTGGCGAAGACGACGCATAACGGCTGCCGGGGCTTTCACTATTACAATGGTGATCTCTTCGTCGCGCAGGCCGATCGGCTCTCCCGGGTCAATTTTGTCGCGGGTGCCTTCACAGTCACCGATATCGGCGCGCTGACCGGTACGAAACGTGTAACCTTCGCCCGCAACAACAAGGCACCGATCCCCGATATTGTCTGTGTCACGGAAAATGGTGCGTTCGTAGTCACGCGCGATGCGCCGCCAACGGCATATCCGGACGGTGATCTGCCACAGCCGATCAGCGTGACGTTTATTGATGGCTATTTCGTCTTTCCGATCCGCGACGGCCGATATTTTGTATCGGCGCTCAATGACACGGCAGTCGACGCGGTCGATTTCGGTAAAGCGGAGAGCCATCCAGGCGGCTTGCTCAACGCCTTTGGGTTCGGTGAGCAGCTGGTGCTCTTCGGACCTTCCGGCATGGAGTTCTGGCAGAACGCCGGAAACGCGACTGGCACACCATTCTCGCGCGCCGCAGTCTTTTCGAAGGGCTTGGCCGATACCTATGCGGTCGCCGGCAATGAGGAGGGCTTCTCAAGCCTGATTTTCGTCGGCGACGATAATGGCGTTTATCGCCTCGATGGCGGATATCAGCCGTCCAAGATCTCCGGACCTGATCTCGATCGCCTGATCGAAGCCGTGACGGATAAGTCGACCATCGATGTCACGGTTGCCGTTACGTCTGGCCATATGTGGGCAACTGTGACCGGGCCGACTTTCTCATGGACCTATGAGCTTGCAACCGGCTTTTGGCACGAGCGCGCGAGCTATCTCGACAATCATTGGCGGGGCGTCTGCTCGATCAAGGCCTTCAACGGTTGGGTGATCGGTGACCGCACCACGGCAGATGTTTGGAAGCTTGACCCGAACTATGCCAAGGAAGGCAGCAACCCTCTCGTTCTGAGCGCGATTTCGCTGCCGACAACGAGCTTCCCTGACCGCATTACCATTCCCCGCGCTGACTTCGATTTGATCGTCGGCCAGGGCCTTGTGACTGGTGACGAACCGATCGAAACCGATCCCGTTTGCCTGATCTCATGGTCCGATGACGGCGGCAATTCATTTGGAACACCGCTGGTGCGCCCAATCGGCCGCTTGGCGGCGCATCGTACGCCCGTCGTCATCAACCGGGCCGGCATGTCGAGTCGATATGGCCGCGTCTGGCGCATCGACGTGTCTGACCCTGTTTATGTGTCCATCTTGGGCGGCTCACAGCAGGCAACACCGGTTTCGAACTGATGGCTTCCACCCTCGCACCGCTTCCACAGCTGCCGGTCCCGACCGAGCGGATCGCAGATCCACAGACCGGGCGCGTCAATCAGAACTGGTACCAGTATCTGAAGGCGCTCGACCAACATATCCGCGAAGCTGAAAAGCGCATCGCTGCCTTAGGAGGCTGATTATGGGATTTCTTAGCTCTCTGACCGGCAGCAATATCGGCAAGGCAACAACGAAAGCTATCGGGCAGAACAATGCCCTGCTGACGAATTTTCAGAATACCGGCAACAGCATCATCAATACAGGCGAAGCTCAGTCGGCCGGCGCGCTCGATCGAGCGGCCAGCAACTACGATCCATATCTGACGGCTGGCAAGAACGCGACAAGCATGTATTCTGATGCGCTTGGTCTCAACGGTGTGGATGGAAATGCTGCGGCGACCGGTGCCTTCCAAGCAAGCCCTGGCTATCAGTTTTCGCTCGATCAGGGCACGCAGGCTGCTTTGCGCGGCGCGTCAGCGGCGGGGATGCTCAACTCGGGCAATACACTCACGGCGCTATCGCAGTATGGGACCGGCCTCGCCAATCAAGAATTTGGAAGCTGGCTTGACCGACTGAATGGTCTCTCCGCCCAGGGTCTCACCGCTGCCAATGGTGCAGCCGGTTCTCTTGGCAATCTCGCCAGCCTCTATCAGGGTACCGCAAACGATCGCCTCGGGCTCGAAAGCTCTGTCACTCAAGGACAAATAGGCCTCAACAACGATCTGGCGAAGGTCAAAGAGCAGCAGGCGCAGAACAGCGGCAGCTTTCTCAGCAAATTGGTCGGGGGAGGCCTTAGCCTTGGCGCAAAGGCATTGACGGGGGGTCTTTTCTAATGGCGATCGCAAGTCTTCGCGTCCCGATATCCGACCTTCCGAAGCCGGATATCTCTTGGCTCGACACGCTGTCGAATTCTGCTGGCAACGCCATCGATACGATTGCTCAGAACCGTGCCTTTGAACAGAACGTCATTCCGGCGATCACCGGCACGCCTGCGCCCCAGCAGCAACCGGGCTTTCTCCGGCGCCTGTTCGGCGGAAACCGCCTTCCCTCGCCCGGGGCACAGCAACAGGTCATGGCTACCAATCCCGCCCCATTGCAGGGCAGTGTGGCAGCCGGCACGCCGAACGATATCCAGAACCAGTTCATTAACACGGCGAGAAATGGCCTTGATCTGGGTGGCGGCAAGCGCATTGCGTTGACGGACCCCTACGGACTGGCGGCTCTTGCTGCCACTGGTCGAGCTGAAAGCTCTTGGGATCCGTCGAAGGTCAACGCTGCTTGGGCTGATCCATCGCAAAGTGGGCAGGCAGGTACGGCGGGTGGCATTCTGTCCTGGCGGAACGAACGCCTCGCCAATCTGCGCAACTACGCTCAGTCGCAGGGCGCCGATCCGTCGAACATCAGTCCCGAGCTGCAGGCGAAGTTCTTCCTTCAGGAAGATCCGACGCTGATTGATCGCCTCAATGCCGCCAAGAGCCCCCAGGAAGCCGCCAGCATCATGGCGAATGCTTGGAAGTTCGCCGGATATGATCAGCCTGGCGGGGAGGCCGCGCGACGAGCCGCGATGGCGCAGAATTATTATTCGACGCAGTTCGCGAATGCGCAGCCGGCAGCCGCTGCGCCTGCCACGCCCGCTGGCCCGACACAGGTTGCGAGCCTTGATCCGTCGATCGGGCTGCCGGCGCCTGGT